GGGTAATGGCCAGCAGAGGTAAGCGCGCCAAGACGGCTTATGCGGCCGGCGACTTTGACATCTTGGCGGCGTGGCTGCCCGACATCGAGGAGTTCGTGCTTTGGCGCTTTGAAGAAATCTGTGAACGCAAGCGCATCCGGTATAGCCCGAGGCGCCATCGTCAGCCGAGCAACTGGCAACTCTTGGAGGAATTAGTCGCCGCATGAGCCGCGCCATTTGCAGCATGTTCAAGGGGTGCAGCGGCAAGAAGGTCTATCTGCACCGTGAGGATGCCGAGCACTGCACCAGCATGCGCGTCTATCACTGCCCTTTCTGCGGCGGCTGGCACCGCACAACGCCCATGTGGATGCGACGGAAGCGGGCGATGAAAGCGGTGAAGCGCATCCGGCGGAAAATTTGGACGCCATGAAGACGCTAATTCTTACCTGCTCCCGAAACGACAGCTACTGCGGCGGATACGTCACGGGGCTAATGCAAGCCATGACCAGCCCTCGCTTCGGCGGCTGGCTCAAGATGGAGCATGAGAGCGACATCGCCCGAGGTCGCAGCAAGTTGATGTGTCAGGCGCTCGGCACCAAGTTCGACAGCTTCCTCTGGGTGGACGACGACATCGTCTGGAACCGCGACGACTTTGATCTCATCACGGCGCTGCCGGTGGATTGCATAGGCGGCCTCTACGTCAAGCGCCACAATTTGCAAAGTGAGGTTGCCAACGGCGCCACGGGCGAAACGCTCAAGGGCCACGCCAACGTGCATGTGGTCAAAGAAGTCGGCACCGGCTTCCTTCGCGTAACGCGCAAGGCGGTCAAGCGTCTTGACGGCATCGTGCCCGAGGCCAACGGCTGGCGACACTACTTCAACGCCGGCATCCAGCCGGACGGCGAGTATTTGTCCGAGGACTACGCCTTCTGCGACAATCTGCGCTTCGCCGGCGTCCCTATCTACCTGCACCGCGGCGTGAAGCTCGGCCATGTCGGCCAAAACATCTACCGCCCGGCATGAAGATCACCATCGTCATCCCCTGTTACAACGCGATCCGCACGCTGAAACGCGCGCTGGACAGTGCTGTTAGCCAAGGCGCCGACGAAGTGCTGGTCATTGACGACTGCTCAACGGACGGCAGCTATGAGCTGGCCTGTAGATACGAAGGTGTCCGCGTCCATCGCCACGCCGAAAAGAGCAACGACTGGATACGCGCCACCGAGCCGATCATTGAGGCGCTGAATACGGACTATGTGATCGGTTTGGCGGCCGACGATGTCCTCTACCCCGACATGGTGCGAAGTGTCCGCGAGGCAAGACTGTCGGCCCATTTTGATGCACCCGGCGTCATCTTTTGCGATTTCGACTACATCGCGCCCAGCGGCAAAGTCATCTTCACCCGCCGCTACTGCCCGCAACTCATTTGGATGAATCCCGAGCGTGTCCGCTCATGGATGGGCGGCGATCCGCGCAGATACGAGTGCGGGGTTGGCGCGGCAATTCGCCACGACCTGCTCGTCTGGTTGCAGCGCGAAGATTACGCCAGCCTCGGCCCATGGAGTGACGCCTGGGGCTATCCCCTCGCCGCCATCCGTGCCGGTGCCGTGTATGTGCCGGGACCGCTGGCCGGCTTCACCGTGGACAGCGAGAACCCCAGCTATGGAGAACGGGTCCGCCGCGACCCTGCCCAGTGCGAGAAATATCACGAAGCCGCCTTGCGGTGGCTTCAGCGCGAGAACATCAAGCCCTACGCGCGGGGCATCAAATTCGGAATGTAACCCCTATGAACCACCCCGACCCCATCTACACCCCCGGCCGCATCACCTTCGGGCACTTGGCCGAAAGCAACTGGCACAAGGCCGAGGCCCAGCGCCTCGACGAAGAAAACCTAAAGCTGCGCCGCCGACTGAGCGAAGCCGTCCGCCTTTTGGAGCGGTGCATCCCAGATAACGACAAAACCGGAGTCGAGCGCCGCTTTTTCCTGCAACGCGAGGAGGATCAATTCTAATGGCCGGCAAGGGAGACACCCCGCGTCCGGTAGACGGCCAGACCTACCGCGCCAACTGGGACGCCATCTTCCGCAAGGCAAACTCATATCCCGACTGGATATGCCGCCCTTGCGGGTTCGCATATGGGCGCTTCCCCAGCCAAGACCGCGTCAGCACTTACCACCAAGGCACCTGCGATGTGTGCGGAGAGTCCGCTCCGGTAACTGAACCCCGTGACTTTGGCCACATGCGCGAGTGGCCCATCCAATGAACCCTTCAGAAAAGCCAACATGGCGTGGATTCGCCAACAAGTTTGATAAGTCTGCCGGCCGCCGAAACCATGAGATCATAGCCTTCCGCCATGACGTGGCCGAGATCGAGTTGGACGAGGCGATCTGGCGCGAGGTTGGCGAGGCGTGCGACCGCTGGCTGGCCAAGCGCAAACTCCTGCGCGGAGCGTGGAAAAACCACGACTTTTTGTTCGATAAAAATTTCCCGAAAAAAGACTGTTGACACATAGCACACATCCGCCTACAACCGCACATAGTTGTTATGAATCCCACCGAACTCTCCTTGTTTCTCCTGCTCATCGGCGCGCTTGTTTTCGCGGCGATTATCTACGGCGGCAACGACGACAACGATCCTCGTTTTCCGTGAACATGAAAAAGCAACACGCCATGCCCCACGACACGCAGGCCGAGCAATGCGTCCTTGGCGGACTCATGTGCTACGGCGAGCTGATCGACGAGTGGAACGAATTGACGGCCGAGCATTTCTTCACTCCGGCCAACGCCACGGTGCTGTCGGCGATCAAGGCCATCCGCGCCGATGGCGGACAGCCCGACCTTATTTCCGTCACCCAGCACCTGTCGTCATCCGGCAAGCTGGAAGGCGTTGGCGGTGCTTGCGCCCTCACCGAGATATACGGCATGGCGGGTCCGCGAGACCTTTCCTACTATGTGAACATTCTCCGCGAACATGTCGCCCGCAGGCGCATGGTGGAGGCAGGTGTGCGCATGGCTGCTGCTGGACGCGACATTGCCCAGAACGTGAGCGAAGTGGTGGCCGAGGCCGGCGAGAGCATCCTGTCCATCAACTTGGACGGGCCGAGCCAAGGCAGCATGCACGTCAGTGCCGTGGTGAGCGATGCCGCCGCCGAGATCGAGGAGGCCATGGCCAACAAAGGGAAGCCTCGCGGACTATCCACCGGCTTCCGCGAACTCGACGTGCTGACCGGGGGCTTGCGCGAAGGGCAACTCATCGTCGTTGGCGGTCGCCCTGGCATGGGCAAGAGTGCGCTTCTCATCAACATGTGCGACCGCATGGCGGCAGCAGGAACTCCGGTCCTGTTGTTCTCGCTGGAAATGCCGGCCAAGAGCATCGCCAACCGCATTGTCATGGCGCGGGCCAGAGCCAACAGCGCGCGGGTCCGTCTTGGCGCCATCAGCCAGAACGAGGCCAAAAGCCTTGGCGACCATTTCTTCAAGCTCGGGGATCAGCCTCTCTATATCGACGAAGCCCGTGGTGCGAACATCATGGACGTGCGCGGCCGTGCTCGCCGGGACATCCGCCGTCACGGCATCAAGGCTATCTTCGTGGATTACGCTCAGCTTCTGGAGGCCAAGGGCTACAATACCAGCTACGAGCGGGTCAGTGCCGTCAGTCGCGGCCTCAAGGCTATGGCTCTGGAGTTAGGCGTGCCCGTCATTGCCGCCGCCCAAGTTGGACGCAAGGCCGACGACCGCACGGACACGAAGCCGCGCATGAGCGACTTGAAGGACTCGGGATCTTTGGAGCAGGACGCCGACATCATCATCCTCTTGCACCGCGAAGGCTACTACGAGGCCGGCAGCGGCGCCGACTCCACGGACAACCAGGATGCCGAGATGATCGTGGCCAAGCACCGCGAGGGGCAGACCCGCAGCTTCCCCATGGTCTGGTCGCCCGCCTGCACCCGCTTCGACCACGCCAACATCAGCCGTATGACCGACGAGGCTCCGCAGCCTTACGGCGCGCAGCCCAATCTTCACACGATCAACGCCCTCCTCAATGAATAGCCGCCAAAAAGGAAAACGAGGGGAACTGGAATTTGCCAAGTTCCTCACCGCCCGAGGATTCACTGCCCGCCGTGGGCAGCAATTCAGCGGCGGCAACGAAAGCCCCGATGTCGTCTGCGAGAGTCTTAATCGCTTCCACATCGAAGTGAAGCGCTGCGAGAAGGGCAATCTTTACGACTGGCTGGATCAAGCCCGCCGCGATGCCGGCGAGAAACAGATCCCCACGGTCTACCACCGGCGCAACGACTGCCGCTGGGTGGCGATCCGCGATGCCGAGGACGACCTCTTGCTCATCCGCAATTCCCCTTTCGTCGAGTAGTAAAACACAACAACAAACAAACACACACAAAACAACATGGCTAAACTACCAGAAAACAAAACATCGGCCCTCTCCAACCTCGGAGAGCCGCCGTCCAAAGGCACCTATCTCGCGGTCTGCGTGGATGTGGTGGATGAATACAACGTCACCCGCCGCAAATACGAGAGCGAGGAGATGGAGACAGTCAACCTCACCCGCTTCATCTTTGGCGTCAAAACCAAAGACGGCTCGTTGCGCAAGATCGCCACGAAGCCCATGAAGATCAGCAACCATGAGAACAGCGCCCTCCGCGCGTTCCTGGTCGGCTGGCTCGGTGAGCCTCAGAAGTCCGGCTTCGACACGGCCAGCCTCAAGGGCAAGGCCGCGCAGATCACCGTGACCGAGGATAGCAAGGGCGACCGCACCTACATGAACGTCGGCACATGCACCGAAGTCATGGAGGAGTTGCTGCCCAAAGTGCCGAAAGTCGAAGACTTCGGCGGTGACGACAACAGCGGACCCGAGATTCCGTTTTGATTATGGCCGCTAAAAACTCACAACTGGCCAGCGAAGGCTTCCGCTGCTTCGCCGGTCCTTACACCGCTTCCGAGGAGTGGATGATGGTCAACGTCTTGGCTGACGCCAAGGCCGCGAACAAAGAAACGCGCATTTCCCAAACGTCGTCTGGCGCGTGGGTCTGGCAACGGAGCAAACGCCCGTAGTGGCAACAGCGGGGGTCGGCTGCATCACCGGCCCCCGCACAACCACCCAAAGTTATGGCAATCCTATCCGAATCTAAATCCATCGACGGCGGCCACTGGTATAAGCCGGACGGCACCCCCTGCCACCAGTTGCCCAAGAAAGACGGCAGCGGGTTGAAAGACACCACCTTGGCCGACGCCAAGAAGCTCATGCTTCTTCCGTCTGTCACCGGCTACACCGGCATCCTCGACAAGCCAGCCCTCCTCAACTGGAAGGCCACGCAAGTCGCCATCGCCGCCTTCAACACCCCGCCGCAACCCGACGAGACCGTGGAGTATTTCTGCGAACGAGTCATCGGCGCGAGCAAAGCCCCCGTGGCCGCCGCCGCCGACCTCGGCAGCAAAGTCCACGACGCCTTGGAGAAGCTGCTCCTCGAAGGCCCGAGCGCGGTTCCCGACGACATGTGGGCCTATGTCGCCCCGGTCATGGACTGGAAGAAGAAACACAAGATCACCTACACCGACATCGAGGTTGTCTTGGTCAACTTGGAGTATGGCTACGCCGGACGCTGCGATGCCTTGGGCACCGACAAAGACGGCAACCGCATGGTCATAGATTACAAGACCCGCAAGACCAAGCCCAACCAGAAGGTCGGCCCCTACGACACCCAGGGCATGCAACTCGCCGCCTATGCCGTGGCCAAGTGGGGCGAAGACCAACTGCACACCGTCCACGGATACAACGTCTACATCAGCACCACGGAAGTCGGCCGCGTCGAACCCTACAAGCACGACAGCCTTGTCCCGCATTGGGAAGCGTTCAAAGCCGCCTGCGTCTTGTGGCGCCACGTCAAGGGCTACGACCCGAGACAGCCGGCGTTCACGACCTTGGCCAAGGCCGCATGAAAAAGCCCCGCCGCTTCATCGTCAACGAACAGACCTTCGGGTTGCGCGTGGAGTTCTATGTGAACACTGCGCAGTCGATGGCGTTGAAGCGGTGTGCGGCGGTCATGGAGATGGATGCCAATGATCCCGAGAACTCCCCCGACGACTCAGCCGCCGCATGGTGCATGAGTCACGGCAACTGGGCGCTTATCTGGATCGAAGACCATGCCAACGACCACGGCTCGCTTGTCCATGAGTTGTATCACGTTGTCTGCGACTTCTTGAAGCACATCGAAAGTAGCGACGAGGAAACCGGGGCCTACCTCATCGCCTACCTCTACAAACAGGCCCGCGCAAAATTAGACAAAAAAGTATGAGCATCAAATACCGAGGAGAAACATTCTCCGGATACAACAAACCCAAACGCACACCGGACGGCCCCAAGAAGTTTGCCGTGCTGGCCAAGTCTGGCGACCAGACCAAGTTGGTCCGCTTTGGCGATCCGAACATGTCGATCAAGAAAGATCAGCCCGCGCGCAAAGCCAGCTACTGCGCCCGCAGCGGCGGCATCAAGGGCACATCGAACAAACTCTCGGCCAACTACTGGAGCCGCAAGGCATGGAGCTGCTAATGAAAAAAGGACTCTACGCCAACATCAACGCCCGCAAGGCCGCTGGCACCAGCCGGCCAAAGAGCAAGTCAACCATCGCGCCCAAAGTCTACGCGCAGATGAAATCCAAGCGCGGAGGATTCAAGGCGAAATGACCAGCGCCGTGCTCATAGCGGTGGTCGGCTTCATCTACTTTGCCGTCGCCATCGACCTCGGGCTGATCCAGCACCGCTATTGGCACGGACTGATCTGGTTCGGCTACGCCATCGCTCAAGTCGGCCTGTGGCAAGTCACCGTTCGCCCCTGACGTTTTATGGACAAATACAAAATTATGAACCCCGAGATCGAGGAAATCGACAAGACCATCACCTTGCTCAAGAGCAAGCGGCAAAAGCTCGTTGCCGAAGCCGCCAAGCGCAAGGCCGATGCCTTGTGCGCGGAGATGAGGAAGCGCAAGGGCAAATGAATTTTCAAGCAGCAGTTCAAGGTATTGCGGCGTCAGGAGGCATTCGCCCCGATGGTCACATAACCGCCAGCCCCGTAACCGCATTAAAAGCGGGGTCTGCTGCCCATACTTTATGATAGCCTTCTTCCCCGACCGCGAGCGCGTCTACGTCAAAGGCAAAGACGTGGCCTGCCGCACCCTGCTCTATTGCAAGAACGGCGGCGGCGAGAACGACTACGTCACCCTCATCCGCGAGGACAACGGCGAATGGTTCACCGCCCGCATCGACCAGATCGTGTCGGCGCCGAATCCGACGCTGGATATTCAAGACAATGAAAATTCTGATCGCGTGTGAATTTAGCGGCGTGGTCCGCGATGCGTTTATCGGGGGGGGGCATGACGCCATGAGCTGCGATTTGCTTCCGACCGAAACGCCGGGACCGCACTACCAGGGCGACGTGCGCGACGTGCTAGATTACCCGTGGGACTTGATGATTGCGCACCCGCCATGCACGCATCTGTCTGTCAGTGGGGCGCGACACTTTGCCGACAAGCGTTTGGACGGCCGGCAGCAATCGGCGGTCTCGTTCTTCATGCGGCTGGCCAAAGCCGACATTCCGCGCATCGCCATCGAGAATCCGGTGTGCGTCATGTCCACGCTTTGGCGCAAACCGGATCAGACAATTCAGCCGTGGGAGTTCGGGCACGGCGAAACCAAGGCAACCTGTCTGTGGCTGAAAAACCTTCCGCCGCTTCAGCCAACCGACATCGTGCCAGGGCGAGAGGCCCGAGTTTGGAAGATGCCGCCGTCTGACACGCGCGGACTGGAACGCAGTCGCACATACACCGGTGTTGCCAAAGCCATGGCCGCGCAATGGGGCGCACCCGCGCAAGCCGATCTTATTGCCGCCTAAACAGCACACAACCGCACACATGACAATCACCCTCAACGACGCAGAGCAAAAGCTGGCCCGCTATTTGGCGGCCAGTCGCCATGCGTCCAACCGCAGCGAAGGGACCAAGAACTCACGCATCGGCCCGCAAAGCGACGAGCAAACGGACTTGGAAGGCATCGGCGCCGAGATCGCGTTTTGCAAGATCCACAACATCTACCCCGACACGCAGATTGCCGAGCGTCCGGCGGCCGACGCTTATTTGCCTGATGGCACCACCGTTGACGTAAAGGCCACGCCCTACCCCAACGGCCACCTGCTTGCCGTCCGCTGGAAGAAGTGCGACGTGCAGATGTATTCGCTCATGGTCGGCACATTCCCGACCTATCGCCACGCCGGGATGATGCCGGCGCCCGAATTACTGCGCCCCGCGCGCTTGAAGAACTTCGGCTATGGCGAGAGCTACGCGGCCAAGCAATCGGAATTGGCGGCATGAATCCATTAACGGCACCACCAGAAACCCCGTTCACGTTTCTTTCTCTAGGCGCGGGCGTGCAGAGCAGCACCTTGGCGCTAATGGCGGCACATGGCGAAGTCACGCCCATGCCAACAGCCGCGATCTTTGCGGATACGCAAGCCGAACCCGCAAGCGTCTATCGGTGGCTTGATTGGCTGGAAGCGCAGCTTCCGTTCCCGGTGCATCGTGTGACGCGCGGTAGTCTGACAGAGGAAAGCCTCATCATCCGCGAGCGCAAAGACAAAACGGGCTACTGGAGCAAAAGCCTTGTCCCGGCGTTTATCGAAAATAAAGACGGAACGAGGGGAATCATGGGGCGGCAATGCACTTACTCCTACAAGGTCGAACAGCTTGAACGAGCGGCCCGCCGACTCGGCAACGTCAAGCGCGGACAGAAAGAAGTGACCGTTACGCAGTGGATCGGCATTTCTTGGGATGAAATTCAGCGCATCAAGCCGTCACGGGTAGCGTGGTCGCAGCATCGCTGGCCTTTGGTTGAGCTACGCATGGGAAGGCGTGACTGCTTGCGATGGATGGAAGAGCGCGGATACCCAAAGCCGCCACGCTCGGCTTGCGTCTATTGCCCATTTCATTCCGACAAAGAATGGCGGCGACTGAAGGACGAAGAACCGGAGGAGTTTGCCCGCGCCGTAAAGTTTGAGAAAGACATTCAAGAGGTCAAAGCCAAGACCGAACGAATGCGAGGCGTTCCATTCCTTCATCCGAGCCTTGTGCCGCTCGATCAAGTGGACTTCCGAACAGACATCGAGCGCGGGCAGTTGTCGCTATGGCTTGAGGAGCAGTCTTTCGGCAACGAGTGCGAAGGGATGTGCGGCGTATGACTTTGCGCAAAGGACAACAGGCCAAGCGTAACAATGGGCCGGGAGGCCCGTGCGCCACGCTCTACGTCTGCCAATGCGCGGTGGCGGCACTGGGGGGTGCTGCCACCACTATTTAGATGAGCGACAAAAAATCCACTCCCCGCTCCCGCTTCACGCCGACACCGCATCCGGTGATGAAGCTGCCGCCCAAGGACGTGCTCTTGGACATCGGGCCGGAGAAGGGGTGGGATCTGTTGATGAAGCGGGAGGAGCTGATCCTCAAGGAGAAGGTCGATCCTTACCGCTACGGCTACCAGCCGAAGATATGGAAGAAGGCCAGTGAACTCCTCGAATCGCATAGGGAATTGCTCGTCCTCGGCGGCAATAGATCGGGCAAGACGGAGTGGGCCGCGCGCGAAGTGATCCACAGATTGTATCACAAAAAGCAATCCGTCGCGTGGTGCTTCCAGACGACCGCCCCCAACAGCATCGAGATGCAGCAGCCCCGCGTCTTCAAGTATCTGCCGGCCGACTGGCGACAGGCTCGAAAGGGCACGGTCACGAATATCACCTACTCGGTCAAAGGCGGGTTCACCGAGAGCAAGTTTGTCGCCCCCAACGGCAGCCAGTGCATTTTCCGCAATTACGCGCAGGACATCAGCACCATCGAAGGCGGCGAGATTGACATAGCATGGTGCGACGAGTTGGTGCCGCTGGATTTCTTGGAGACCTTGCGCTTCCGCCTGCTCGACCGCAACGGCGTGCTCATCGTCACCTTCACACCCATCGAAGGCTACTCGCCCACGGTCAAAGACTACCTCACCGGCGCCCGCAACGTGGAGGAGTGCGACGCGGAGTTGCTGCCCAAGTTTGAAGACAACAAAGGCGAGAAGGTCATCGTCGGCTACGAGAAGGTTCCCATCGTCCAGTCAGGGCGCAAGGGCCGGCCGATCATTTACTTCCAGACCAAGAATAATCCGTGGGCCGGCTGGGAGCGCATGCAGCAGGAGCTGCGCAATGAGACCCGCGAGAAGATCCTCTGCCGCGCCTATGGCGTCCCGACCCGCTCCATCAACAATCGCTTCCCGCTATTCAACGACAAGGTTCACGTCATCAAGCACGAGTGGATTCCCAAGGAAGGCACCCGCTATCACTTCGTCGATCCGTGTTCTGGAAGGAACTGGGCGATGATCTGGGCGCTGTTCGATAACGCCAACCGCTGCTTCATTTACCGCGAGTGGCCGTGCCCCAACGAGTATGTCGAAGGCGTCGGCTACCCAGGGGCGTGGGCCGAGCCTGACGGCAAAAAGGCGGACGGTCGCCAAGGCCCCGCGCAGAAAGACTTCGGCTTCGGCTTGGAGCGCTATGTCGAAGAAATCCACAGCGTCGAAGGCGGCGAGCGCATCTTTGAGCGCTGGATGGACAGCCGCTACGGCAACGCGCAGACGCTGGCCAAGGAGCGGCCGACCACATTGATCGAGGAGATGAGCGACCTCGGCATGGACTTCACCGCTACGCCGGGAGACACGATTGACGAAGGCGTCGGCCTCATAAATGACTGGCTGCACTACGACACGCAAAAGCCACTCAGCGCCATAAACCAGCCCAAGCTCTACATCAGCGAGAAGTGCCAGAACTTAATCTGGTGCATGAAGGAATGGACAGGTGCGGACGGGACTAAGGGCGCGAGCAAAGATTTCCCTGACCTTGTCCGATACCTTGTTCTTTCCGGCTGCAACAACGTCGAAGGCGACATCCTGCGACCGCGTGGAGGAGGAAGTTACTGATGAGCGACAAAGATTATTTCTGGAGCGAGCTGACGCGCAAAAACCCGCGCCTGCTAAAAGATCCGCATTTCACCCCCGAAAGCATGCGCAAGTTCTTCGATGTGGTCTACGACAAGGCGTGGAACCACGGCTACAACATTGCTCGGTCAATGCCAACATCCCCAGGCGCCGACCTCTTTTCGCAAATCTTCGGAGGCCGCAAATGAACCCATCCGGCATAGTTCCCCCACCCCCGCGCGTGCGCCCGTGGCGAGGCCGCAGCAAGGAGCCGCCAAAGTGCGGTGTCTGCGACAAGCAGCTTCGTATCGAAGACATCCATGGCGTAGACGAACAACTCGGCCCGATCTGCCGCGAGTGCGGCCCACACGTCATAGCGGCCAACCAACTTATGTATCCGTTCTGGATATAAAGCGTCTTTCGTGACGACTTATTTTTTCAACAACAGAGTAACCCAAAAACTAAAGCGTCAGAAATGACGAATTAAGACCATGCTATTCACGAAAATCCGACAACTGTTCACCAAAACCATCCCCATCGACCGCTACACCGTCAGCGAAGACTTTGACCGCGAAGGCGCCCTCGCCTTCAGCCGCGAGCAAGCCCCGCCGGCCGCCCTCGCCATCCTGCTCAAGCTGCAAGACCGCATCGCCGATGCGTCGGCACTTGTCTCCACCATGGCCACGGCCAAGGAAGGCGGCTACCTCGCCCACGCCGCCGGTCAACTCAACGCTTTGCAGGAATTGTGGGACGACATCGAGGCGACCAGGGCGGAAGCGGCGAAGATCCAGTAGGCGCCCAAAGAGTATTTTTTGCGCAATAGTTTTTGCGACTAAAGGGCAAATGAGAATAACAACTCAGCAAAAAGTATGCGCCGGTCACATTGCGTGACACAAAAACACCCCACAAATTGTGTCACAAACCGTCAACTAATGTGCACTTTGTGCGACACTTTGCTGGAATTGCCCGTCACGCAATCGCCGGAAAGTATCGCACAACGAGACAATCGCGTATTGACATCGCACACATTGTGTGCTAATCGTGTTGACGAGTAGGCGCAGTGTGCCTTCTCACCGGCTTCTAAGACTCCGGTTCCCCCCAAGTCTTTGGCGCACCTTCTTGGAGGTTTTTATCCATGGCGACAGAACAGGTTGCCGCGACAGCGGCGAGTGAGGCGGATGATGTAGTTTCGATGGCAATAGCCGAGTTGGGCGTCAAGCGCCAACCCGACCCGAAGGCCGAAGAAGAGTCCGCCGAGGAAACGATCTCTGACAACACGGACACCAAGGAGGAGGAATCGGATAAAACCGACGACGCCACTGAAGTAGAGGAAACGGACGAAGCCGGCGAGGAGGCAGACGACGCCAACGCCGAGGCTGAACCCGAGGAGGACAAGGACGCCGCAGAAGAACCTGCGGGCGAGGAGGTTACGAAGGATAAGGTTCAGCGCCGCATCGACAAACTCGTTGCAAAACAACGGGAAGCCGAAGAAAAGGCCCAAGCCGCCAGTGCCGAGCTAGAGCAACTGCGCACCGCCAAGGCCGATCTGGAAGCCCAGCTTAACCAGACCAGCCGCCCCGTTCTCACCCCCACGGCCGACAACCCGCTCGCGGATGTCGATACCGAAGAAACACTTCAGCAGCGTATCCAGAACGCCCAAGCGGTTCGCCGGTGGGCGCTTCAGAATACGGACGGCGCCACGATCAAGCAGCCCGATGGAACCGAGAAGTTCATCGAGGCAGCGGAGGTTAAGGACTATCTCGTCAAAGCTGACGACATCCTGACGCTTCACGTCCCTGCCCGCAGGCAGTGGTTGGCTCAACGCGAGCCGGCGGTGCAAGCCGCCAAGACGATGTTCCCCGATATTTTCAAGGAGGGAACGCCGCTCAACCAAGCCTACAAGGCGACGGTCAAACAGGCGCCCGATCTCCTCAAGCTGCCCCAGGTCGAATACTGGGTGGGCCTCGCGCTCTACGGCGAGCAGGCCCTCATGCAAAAGCAGCAAGCCGAAGCCGCCAAGACCAAGGCGCAGAAGTCCGTGTCCGCGAAGAAAGAGAAACCGCCCACACCCGCCAAACCCGTCTCAGCACCCCGCACTGCCACAAAGGGCAGCTCTACGGCTGCAAAACAGCGGTTCTTCAAGTCAAGCGGGTCCATGTCGGACATCGAGGACTTGGTTGGGGAACTGCTCGGATAAACCCCATCACTTAGAAAACTCACAAAACAATGTCTCAAGGTCTTGTTCATCCGGCGCCAGCAGGTTTGCGCGAGGACTTGGCTGACGTGATTTCGGTCATCGACCAGAAAAACACGCCCGTCACTTCCCGTATCAAATCCGGCTCGGATCTCACCAATGGCTCTGTCTTTTCTTGGCAGGCCGATTCCTATAACGACCCGTCCTTCGACGGCGTCCTCACCAATGCGGATGTCACCACGTTTGACGATCCCGCCAAAAACCGCGTCCTCCTTTCCGGCCGCGCCCAGAAGTTCCGCCGTTCCATC